GTATTTTTTCTTGCCGTCCCTGTTTTCAAATTCGGCTTCGGCCACATTCAGATATACCGTTTTACCGTTAATATCCCCTTTCAAATAAAAGAACCGTTTTACCTTATCTTTTCGTGCGTGACTTAATCTGTCAGACGTACTGACATAAACAGACTGTTTCAATACGTTATCCAGATGTGCCAAATCGTCCGGTTTTAATACGGATGACCGCCCGAAGGTATCACTGTATAAGTGCTTATTTCCTTCTTTGGTAAATCCGATGCTTTTCTTTACCCCGCCTATTTCCAGCACGACCTTCTTTTTCAGAAGCGGCTGCATTTCCCGAAGGTAGTGCTTCCGTTCGATGGCCGCCTGCGATTTGCTGATGTCCCCGGCGCATTCCCGAATGATCGGGCAGGCGGCGCAAAGTTCGTTGCTTGGAATCTTTGCCAGTTCCAGCCCGTTCTTTTTACAGGTGGCGCACTTCTTGATCGTGTAAGAATTGTAAGCCGGGTAAGCCGCCCGCTGTTTGCCGGGGTTAAACCGGAACATCTCGGCATATTTGCCCTCGGTCGCCTTGTCCCCGGCTTTCATGGCCTCGTTGCTGTCAGTGGCCGGATATTTGGCAGCACGTACCTTTTGGACGGTACAACGGCAGTTAAAACCGTTCGGCGGATAATACTTGTCCCAAAACGGATCGGAAGGCGGCAAAGTTATACCGTTCAGTTCCTGGTGTGCCGGGCGAACCTTCTTGTCCCCGGCGGTACGGTATTGGAGTAAATAACGACCGTCCCCGTCATCCTGTTGTTCTTCCCAACGGGCCGCCATTTCCGCACTCTGCAGGGCGAAATTATATTCCGTTTTCAAATAGTGCTTGTTGTAAGCGTCATTAATCTTCTGAACGTCGTTTGAAAAGCGTTCAAACGGTTTTAAATCGCCGTTTTCGTCCAGCAACAGGTTTGCCGCCTCCTTCATTTCGTGAAAGGTTTTGAACCCGGAGAACACACCGGCACTTTCCCGAAGGCTGGAGGCCATCGCTTCCGACAGCGATTCCTGTACAACGCCCCGCTCAATGCCTTTGGAAAGGTAAGCGGCGGTTTCTTCCATCAACCGGCGGACCGGTTTTTCTTTCAGCATACCCGCCCCGAAGATGCGTTTACCGTGCAGCCACTTCATCGCCTTTTCGAACGCTGATTCAATGGCGGACGTGTCCGGGTAATCGTCGGCAGCCAGTTGCAGGTTTCCTTTCTGATACAGCAGGCTTATCCTTTCGTGCAGCCCCGCATAATCGGCGGGGCCTAATCGAAAAAAGGACGTGCCAAAGCAGCCTGTTCCGGCAGCTTCTTCACCCCGGTAATGGGTACGCCGTACTTGTCGATAAGGTATTTGGGATCGACTTCGAAGCGGTCCAGGATCATCTTTTCGTATTCCAACTGCTGCTCCGGTGTGTAGTCCACGCTGTCGTCCCACTCGAAATGCAGCCCTTTTACCGGGAAACCGTGCTTTGCCATGCGCGGCAGAAGCTGGTCGTTTACGATGTCTTTCACAAGGTCGGCGTCTTTTTTGACTACGTTCTCGAATACTTCCAAATGGACTTCCGACTGTGAAAGGCTGCTTCCGTTGTCGATAGTCATCGTCTGGTTCAGGATACCTTTTGACAGTTCCGAGTTGGCGCGATCAATACGCTTGTCATAGACATTGAAAGCGTCGCCCCGTGTTGTTTCCTTAATGTCAATGTCTGTTCCGTCCGGGAACAATCCCCAGGCGGCCGCACCCATCGAAGAAAGCATGTTTTCTATCTGGCTCCGGTCTTTCGGGTCGCGTGCCGTCGTTTTGGCGATACGGATGGGCATCCCGAATATTTCCCCGAATTGGTCCCAATAGGCCAGCATATTCTTTTTGGGGATGGTCTGCGTGGCAGCTTTCAGGTATAAGCCCAAATCTTTGGGTTTCCCTGCTTCCACCACCCAGTCAGCCATCGGGCCTTCCCGGTAGGGTACACCTATTCTCCATTCGTCGCCCTGTTCCCGGACGATCACGCCGTATTCCGGTATCACGTGTTTGCGATTGACCAGTTCCACACCCATATAGCGCATTTCCCCGTCAATGCTCACCACGTCTCCCAACTGGATAAGCGAATAACCCCAGTATCGGGAATCCAAGATATAACCGACCAGATCCTTGAACCATACCGCTTCAAAAAGCCGGGTGACGTCGTCGTTCTGTTTCCCTTTGGCATCTACCAATTTGAAGCCTTTCTTCTGGACGAACCCTTTGCGCTGGTCCACACAACCGCAAAGATGCAGGTCCACTTCCACATCTCGGTAAATATCATACAACCGTTCCCGGCGCGGGTTTTCGATGTCGATAGCCTGCTGCCATGCCTGACGCCAGGAACGCATGTCCTTTTGCGTCAAGGCTTCGGCCTGTAGTTTCAGTTCGACCGTCAGCGACTGGAGCCGTCGGCGGTCTTTCGCCGAAGCCAGGTTGAACCCGCTAATCTTCATGCCGGGATTATATTTGTTCCTTTTTGCCATAATCTACCATATATAAGTATTCTGTATTCCGGAACCCCACTTGACGGGGTTGTTCACGTCTTCCTCGCCATCTTCGCCGGTTACGGTAGGAAGGTCGGGGATTATCTTGCCGGCCTGTACACCCTCCAGCCATTTCAAGGCAAGTTCGTAACGCTCTTTCCTTATTTCGTGCCCCATCTTGTTAGGCAGCCACGCGGAAAGATGGTACAAGGCCACGTCCGAGGTGCGGAGTACGATAATGTTGTTCCGTTCGCTGCCGGTAGCGGCGAAAATCTTCTTCACATCGTACCGGCTCCGCAAATAACCGGACACTTCCTCAATGGCCATCCGTTCGGCGGTTTCCCGTTTTTCTTCCGAACATTGCTGCAATACGTTCAATGCGGCATTGCTGGCCACTATATAATCTTCTTCTGTCAGGAACATAGGCTTATCCGGTTATAAGGATGGCTTTCTTTTCCAAATCCTGAATGGTCGTACCTTTGCGGAACTTGCGCCGGGCGATCATCTTTTTCAGTTCCTGTTTGGAATAAACCTTCGGTACACCGGCCACCATGAGGACCAGGTATTTTCGTTTGCCTACTTCGGATAGCTCGCCCGCCAGACGGATGGCGCGTCGGATTCTGTAATTCAGAATCATGTCTTTAATAAACTGTATCATTACCACATATTTTTAGGAGACCGGCGCGTGCCGATACTCGGTTTAAACTTCTGTACTCTTGAATGCTTCTGCAATACGTTGATTGCCCCTTCGTCCGCGTCGGGACCATCATCGTGTGTGCTGCTGCCTTTTTCGATGGAAAGCGTCTGTTCGATACCGCAGAGCATGTCGGGGTCGTTCTGCAAATCCTCATTGTAAAAGACAAAGCCACGTTCCCAAAGCGGCGATACCGCTTCGATACGTTGGAACTTGTCCGGTTTCTTGCGTCTGTCGGCCTGTATGGGTAACTGGTAGCCCCGGAGTTCGCCTTCCGCCTCGAAATCGTCGAGCAGGGTATCTTGCAGGAAATTAGCCTCTATCATGTATTTGCAGATAACCCCTTCCGGCAGGCTTTCGTGCAGGTCATAGAACCAGCGTACCATTTCCGCGACGGAACACTGCCGGACAAAGGCGCGGATATGGTGCAGCTCCGTCCCAATCTTGCCCCAAACCTTGATGGCTTTATAGTCGTTCTTGGTCGATCCTTTGAACGAAGGGTCGCAATAGGCGACAATCTCATCGTACTTGTCGAGCGATAATATCTTTTTCCACCTTATCCAATCTTTGCGGAACACCGAACCCTCCTTGATCGGATTGTTCATGTATTCCTTTTCGAAGGCCCGGTAACCCATGAACTCCCGCTTCTCCTGGATGCGCTCCGGTGTCCAGTATTCCGGCCAGGCGGATTTGCCGTTTTTATCCAGGACGTTCACCTGGCTAACTTCCACGCCTTTTGATGCCGCGATATTTGCCAGCACGCTGCATTTGCTGATCAGGTTGCCGACCATGATAAAACGGCCGCCCTCAGCACCGAACGCCCCGAAAAGGGCTTCTTTCACCCATTCGGTCAGCTTGCGGACGCGGCTGTCGTTTTCGCACAGTTCGTCGTCGTCGAGGTCGTCGATGACGATATAGTCCGGGCGGCGGTTCCGGTAACGGAGACCACGCGGCGACTGGCCCCGGCCACGGGCAAAGAAGGCCACGCCGTCACTGGTTACAAACTCCCCGTCCTGCCAGTTACCGGCGTTGTATTTGGTTCCGAAGTCGTGGGTATATCGCTTATTGTATTGCAGTTCGGCCTGAATATCGCCAAGCAGGGTGCAGGCGGCATCTTCTGACTTACCCACCAACACCATGACATTAATCTCGCGCCGTTTCTGCGCCATGAGCCACATCGGGATCATTACGTCCATGTGGGTGGATTTGGCTTGGCCGCGTGCCCATTTGAACACCGCTTTCAGTGTCCGGCGTTTCAGGATATTTTTAGCCGCCTCGATATGGTGCTTTGCCGAAGGGATGACCTTGCCCGTTTCGCTGTCGGTACAATAATGCGGGAAGTAATATTCCACGAAATAGGCGTAATCCTTCCGGGCGCGGCTGATACGTTCCATCTGCTCGGCCTTTGTTTCGGCTGTGTTGACGGTGGAAAAGTTTTGGATGGTCTCACAAAGCTGTTTCCATCTTTTCAGTGCTTCTTTCTGACTTATCTGTGTCGCCATATACATTATATATTATAGTCCCGGATTTTCGGCCGAGACTTGTTCGGCGATAAATATGTCCTGGTAACGGTTAGTCATTTTCAGGAAATCCACCGTCAGTTCCTTGTCTATCTGGGTACGCGCCACCAGCCAGTTGTTATACGAGGTGAGCACTTCGATGATGGTAGTCGCGCTTGTACGTTTGTCTATCTTCTCGATGCTGGCCGCCAGTTTTGCCATTTCGTCGGCACTCATATCGCCGTTTTCCAGTTTTTCGTCGGCTTTCTTCATGATTTTAGCGACCAGTTCTTTCCGGGTAATTGATTTGGCGGTGCGCAACGCATCCCAGCCGCCGTCGCTTACCCATTTGTTCACGGTGACACGCGAGACACCCACCTTTTCGGCCACCAGCTTCTGCGTATCCCCGTTCAGGTAGTAGAGCCGGGCCAGTTCCTTTGTCTTTTCAAGTTCTTTTTTTGAAGCCATAAAAAATGATTTGCTTTTCGGCAAAATTGTAAAGGAAAACGCCGTCCGGCAATAAAGTGTGTAACGCTTACATAGAAGTGTGTAACCGTTACATACATCTGTGTAACCGTTGCACACTTTTTTTGCCCGCCCTTTTTATGCCTGTATGTTTGCAGCGTATCAACGAAAACGAAATGGGAAAACGAATTGTAATCAGCGATGAATCGGTCAACTGCTACGGCACTTGGATCAGCACGGCGGGGATGGATATTTCCCAGTATGAGAAAAACCCCGTGTTGCTTTGGATGCACTGGCGCGGCGTGATCATCGGTTGCATAAAGGATATTAAGAAGGAAGACGGCCGAGTAACCGGCGAGCCTTGGTTCGATGAAGTGCGCGAGGAATCCAAACAGGCAAAGGCGCAATGGGAAAAGGGTACGCTCCGCATGGCCAGTGCGAATGTGGACGTACTGGAGTATAGCGACGCCCCGGAACTCGTCAAGCCCGGCCAATACCGCGCGACCGTCACAAAAAGCAAACTGACCGAAGTCAGCATGGTAGATATTGGCGGCAACGACAACGCACTGCCGCTCATATTAAACGTACAAGGTAAAGAATTGAAACTGACAGCCGGCGAGGAATCCGAAAGCCTCCCGCTGCTTATTAATAACACTCAAAAAACAGACGAAAAGATGGATTTTAAAGCGATCGCCCTAAAACTGGGCCTGCCGGAAACGGCAACGGAAAATGAAATCCTTTCCACAATCGAAGTGCTGTTGGGCTATAAGACGGCCAACGAGCAACTAAGAAAGGAAAAGGAGGGAATGCAACTGGCCAGTATCACTTCTGCTGTTGATGCCGCCATTACCGAACGTCGAATTACGGCCGAGAAGAAAGATCATTTTATCGCCCTTGGCAAGCAGGTCGGGCTGGAAAGCCTGAAGCTGACCTTCGAAGCCATGAACCCGGCACAGAAACCAACGGATATTATCCATCCGACAGGCGGAAGTTCCGCCACATCGGAGTACAAGAAACTGTCAGACGTGCCGGCTGATAAGATAATGGAGCTTAGAGCAAACGACAAAGCCACTTACATGAAGCTGTATAAGGCTGAATATGGTGTGGACTGTCCCAATTATTAATCACAAAAAAACGAAAGAACGAATGAAGACAAAATTCGGATTAAAAGCGATGACCGCCCTGCTGTTTAACGCGGTGATGGGCATCATGTTGGCCGCCTTTATGGGCGTGTCGGCCACGGCCGGTGCCGCAACCGCCGTCGGCGTATCATTGGCGGCAGGAAAGTACATGCCTTCCGGCTCACTCTGCGAAGGGGTATTGACGGAAGTATGGACTGGTGAACTTATCAAAGCCCTTCGCGCCGGGGACGAGGCGACCTTCCTCGACGGTCTGCCCGACTACTCGCAGTATGCAGAAAATGATGTGATCCACATGATTGACGTTGGCGGTGATCCGGAAGTACTGGTCAACAACAAGACTTATCCACTTGATGTGCAGAATATCACTGATAACGACGCAGTGTTTTCACTCGATAAGTTCCAGACAAAGCCGACCCCGGTAACGGACGATGAACTATACGCTTCTTCCTACGACAAGATGGCGAGCCTCAAAGAACGCCATGCCGATGCCATCAAGGAAAAGAAATTCGCCAAAGCCATCCATGCGCTGGCTCCGGACTCTAACACTGAAAAGACCCCGGTACTTAAAACCACGGGGGAAGTGGTCGGTGGTGGTACAACCGGCAGACGCCGCCTCCAGATGTCGGATATCATCTCCTTGAAAGACAAGTTCGATAAGATGAAAGTCCCCGTACAGGGCCGTCGCTTAGTGTTGTGTTCGGATCACGTGAACGACCTGCTGTTGACCGACCAGAAGTTCAAGGACCAGTATTACAATTATGTGACCGGAAAGATTGCCAACCTGTACGGATTTGAGGTGTACGAGTATTCGGACAATCCGGTGTACAAGGTGGCCGGAGGGAAGGTCGCTTTCGGTACGGCTGCATCGGCCAACGAGTACCAGGCATCCGTGGCATTCTACACCAAGCGTGTATTCAAGGCATCCGGTAGTACAAAGATGTACTATTCCGAGGCCAAGACAGACCCGCTGAACCAGCGAAGCCTCGTAAACTTCCGCCATTACTTCATCGTACTCCCGAAAAAGAAAGAGGCAATGGGCGCTATCATGTCAGAATATAAAGCATCCTGATCATGGCACCGCGAGGAATCAGAAATTGTAATCCCGGTAACATCCGCAATTCGGATGCTACCGACTGGAAAGGGGAAGTCCCGGCCGGAGCAAAGAAGGACAATTCCTTCGAAGAGTTCAAGGATATGGCACACGGCTACCGTGCCCTGATCAAGCTGTTGCAGAATTATCGCCGCAAACACGGCTGTAAGACAATTGCCGACTTTATCAGCCGGTGGGCACCGCGAACCGAAAACAACACATCGGGCTATATCACCCGTGTATGCAGGGAAATACAAGTGCCGGCCACTTTTGTTCCCGATGTGGATGACAAAGGGACGATGTGCGCCTTGGCCGCAGCGATAAGCCAGGTTGAAAACGGCATCCCGGCGGTCATGGCCGATGTGGAAGCCGGCTGGGATTTGTTGAACGAATAATAAAACCTTGTGAAATCAGGATGGAAACTTCCGAAATCATTTCATTACTGTTCGGTGTCGTGTCTGCACCGGTTGGATTATGGATTCAGAGTTTGCTGCTCAGAAAGAAGTATAACACCGAACTTGAATCACTTCGAGCACAGGTAGAGGCTTCCAAGACGGACACACGGGGCGACGAACTGGAGAACGTAAAAAACGGGATGTCCATCCTGATGGAACAGGTCGTCGAACCATTAAAGAAAGAAATCAATGCGATACGTAAAGAACTGGCACGGCTTCGCCGGGCTGTCGAAAAGGCGAACCGCTGCCCTTTTGCCGATCATGCTGATGCTTGCCCTGTGCTGTATGAATTGCGCAGGGCCGAAGATGTCGAGGGGCACGCACGCGAGCCCACCGGTGCCTGATCCGGTGGTAAGGGACCGCCTTGTTCCTGTCTATCTTTCGCCTGATTCGGCACTTCTGACCGCCCTGTTCGAGTGTGACAGCACAGGCCGGGTCCTTATGCGGCAGGTAGAGGAGTTGAAGGGCAAACGGATGGAAACCGACCTGTCTTTTAAAGACGGGAAGCTGGACTACAAGGCGAAAGCTTCTCCCGATACGGTCTATGTACCCGGTAAGGATTCAATCATTTATATACCGCAACCGGTCGAGGTGGAAGTGAACCGCCTTACGTGGTGGCAGGAAACGTGGATACGGATCGGGAAAATATCAATTTCAATCCTGGCTCTTTGGTTAGGTTTGAAAGGTGTTCGAAAACTATTAAAACGCAATTAATATGAGTTTACCAAATGTAAATATAACGCTGGGTAACGGCAATATCGGGACTGTCACCCTTTCGGACGACGGTATCGCCGGGCTGATCCTGACCGGCAAGGCGGTTTCGTCCACATTGGAACTGAACAAGGTCTATGTGATTGCTTCTACCGGTGATTTGAAAAAATTGGGGCTGACGGCAGAAAACAACCCGTTGGCCTATAAAGAGGTGCTGGGCTTTTACGAATCGGCCGGTGACGGTGCGGAACTGCATCTGCTGGTAGTTGACGCGGCAAAGACGCTGACCGAAATCTGTTCTATGGAAGCCGGATCACCATTGAAAACCCTGATCGATTCGGCGGCCGGGCGTATCCGCCTGGTGGGTATCAACCGAAATCCGGAAGATGAATACGAACCGACCGTTACAAGCGGTATTGACCAGGACGTGGTAACGGCTGTTACAGCAGCCCAGCAGGTAATTGATTCATACCTGAAACAGATTGCCCCGTTTGTGGTCCTCCTTCCGGCCCTTGCCTGGAACGGAACGACCGATAGCCTGTACCAGCCACGTGAAGGGAGCCAGGACAGCGTATCTGTCGTGATGGCCTCGGATGGTAAATACGGGGCAAGCGAATATTATTCGGCCGCTATCGGTAAGGTACTGGGGCGGTTGGCAACGTGCGCTGTCAACATCTCGCCGGCCCGTGTCCGTGACGGAAGCCTGGTGGCGGATGGCTATCTGACGAACGGAAAGAAGCCGGAGGAAAGTTACAGCCTTTGGAATGCCCTGCACGACGCGGGATATATTTTCTACCGTACTTATATCGGAAAGAACGGCTATTATCTGAATGACGACCCGACGGCGGTCGCAACGACCAACGACTACCACCGTCTGAGCCTTACACGAGTTATTCAAAAGGCACTGGTAATCTGTTACAAGACTTATATAGACGAAATACTGGACAGCGTGGCCGTTGATCCGGAAACCGGCAAGCTGCCGCAACCTATGTGCAAGTATTACGAACAGTTGCTGGTCCGTGCCGTGAATACGAATATGGAAGGTGAAATCTCCGGGTTCACCGCCTACATAGACCCTAACCAGGATTTGATTTCAACGAATGCGCTAAAAGTGCAGGCGAAGGTTGTACCTACCGCTTTACTCAAAGAAATCAATGTTGATCTGTCATTTGATAATCCTTTTAATAAAACAAGTGAGTAATGGCAAGTTTTAATTCAAAAGAATATGCGTGGATTGATGTAAATGTGGTGTTGCTCGGCAAGCCTGTTGCCGGGCTGCGTGCCATCGAATACAAGTCCAAACGGGCAAAAGAAGCCCTGTACGCCACTGGTAAGAAGGCACGCGGCATACAGATGGGCAGGAAGGAATACGAAGGAACAATTACCGTATTGCAGTCTGAACTGGTCGCCATGCAAGCGGCGGCAAAGGCCAAAGGGTATGACGATGTAACCGACCTGGAATTTGACATCATCGTTTCCTACATTTCGGAAACGGGTGTGGTGCAGACCGACAAAATAATCAACGCCTCCATTACGGAAGCACCTAACAGTATCAAGGAAGGCGACCTGTATTCGGAACATGCGCTTCCCTTTATTGCGTGCGATGTGGAATATAATGTGGTATAACTATTATAATGTATAGAGCAATGAACGAAAAAGAAAACAACAAAACAATTACCCCCGAACAGATCGAATCCTGGAAAAAGAAATGGGGCGACGTGTTCTGTGTTACCGTCGGCGACAAGATGGCCTACTTGAAACGCCCCAGCCGCCAGGCACTCAGCGCAGCCGCCGTGGTCGGGAAAAACGACCCGATGAAGTATAACGAAATCCTGTTGAATAATTGCTGGCTGGCGGGCGACGAGGAAATCAAGACGGACGATGCCCTGTTCCTCGGCGTATCTACGAAGCTGGGCGAACTGGTGGAAGTGGAGGAAGCCGAGCTAAAAAAATTATAAGCCGGACGGGTATCGCCGACAGGTCCGGCTGGTTGCTGCTTGCGGACAGCCTGATTCGGGCCTACCTGCATATCGACCCGGCAACGCTCGGCGACGAAGAATGGGGTTTGCAGGTCGTCTTGGCCGAATGGGTGAAATACGATTTTATTAAAAGCATGGGTGATTTATGGCAAACAAGATAGAATACATCTTTTCGCTCCGCGACCAGATCAGCGCGAAACTGGCGGGGATAACGGCCACCTCGGAGAAAACGAGGTCGGCCCTTTCCGGCGTACAGGAGAAAGTCCGGTCGGCGGAAGACGTGTTCCAGGACACGGGAAAGACCATCGGTTCGCTGAAAGCCCGGATCGACGCCTTGCAAGCCGAGAAAGAATGGATTCCGGCCGACAATCTTCCGGCCATCAAGGAATACAACCGGGAAATCGCCCGGCTTACCGGGGAATTGAACCAACTCGAAACGGCGGCCGGCGGCGGCAAGTTCCGCAAATGGGCGTCGGAAGCCTTCGACGCGATACCGGGTGCAAGCCTCCTGAAGAATCCGTTGGTTACAGGCATGACCGCCGCCACCCTTGCCGGGAGTGCAGGCATGACCTTCGACGAAAACATGGCGAAGGTGAACATTACCGCCCAGCTTGACGAAACCGGGCTGGAGGATCTGAAGAAACGGTTGAAACAGATCGCGGCGGACAACAAGACGGACGTACAGGTCGTCCCAGTCGGATTCGAGGCGATCAACTCGCAGGTGAACGACGTCGAATTATCCCTTTCGATACTGGACGCCGCCCTGAAAGGCAGCAAAGCGGGATTTACCGACCTCGATACCGTATCGGCTGCGTTGGCCCAGACGCTTTCCATTGTGGGGAAAGAAAACACCACGGCACAGGAAGTCTTGGATACTTTCTTCGCGGCAAAGCGTGTCGGGGCCGGAGAATTTGCCGACTTTGCCCGGTATATGCCGAACCTGATTGCCGGAGCCGATAACCTGGGTATCGCCTATAAAGAAGTTGCCGGAACTTTCGCCTATATGACCGGCAAAGGCCAGTCGGCCGAACGAGCCGCCACACTGATGGAAAACGCCTTCTCGGTATTGGGCCGGGTGGATGTACGCAAGAAAATGGAAGCCGCCGGAGTGGACGTATTCGATGATACCGGTAAGATCCGGAGCATCGTCGATATATTCACCGACCTTCAAAATGTATTGGGCGGATTAAATGACGAACAGAAATCCTCCTTGCTCGAACAGTTCGGGCTGGTGGATAAGGAAGCCAAATCCGCCTTCTCCGTCCTGATGTCCGACACGGAGAAGCTGCGGGAATCCATGCACGACGTGGCGAACTCCACCGGCGAAACCACCGCCGCGCTCGGTTATTCCCGAAACGCCATGCAACAGGCGACCGAAGTGTGGAACCAGTTTAAGAATATCGGTTTGCAAGTCGGCAAAATCATGTTGCCGGTAATCAGCGCGGGGCTGACCGTTGCCGGTGGCGTATTGGACGGCGTTTCGGTCGTGATGGATGCCGTTATCGGTTTCTTCTCCGGCTGGTACACGTTGATCCAGGAAGGCAACCCGGTTATTATCGGGCTGACTACTACGCTCGGAATTCTGACGGCGGCAATGGCCGTAAACTATGCCTGGACCCAGCGGGCGCTCCTAATCGGCGGGTTGAAAAAGGCGATGGATATTGCCCAGACGGTGGCCACCGGCGGATTGACCGCGGCGCAGTGGGCGCTCAACGCGGCTTTCTACGCTTCACCGCTGGGTATCATAGCCGCCGGTATCGGTGTCGTGGTCGGTATCGTTACGCTTTGCTGGCAGAAGTTTGAGGGTTTCCGTATGGTCGTGCTCGGCGTTTGGGAGGTGATAAAAGAGTTTGGCCGGACGCTGTTTGACAGTATCGTTGCCCCGTTCCAAAAGATTCTATCCGGTATCGGTAGCGTGGGTACGGCGATCGTCCAATTAGTGAAGGGGAATTTCTCCGAAGCGGCCGACGCCGCCAAACAGGGATTCAGGGATATAAGTAGCGGCGTGCTGGAGGCCAATCCAGTATCGATGGCCTACAACACTTTCCGGAACGGTAACTATTCCGCTGCCTGGGAAAAAGGGAAACAGGCGGGACGGGACAGTTGGGCGGCATCTGGGGAGGAGAAAACAATATCGGCAGCGGTGCAACCTGCCGTTACCGCCCCATTGCAGCCGGATTCCACCCCGATGGCAAGCCCGAACTTTGATAAATTATTGGCGTCGCTGGAAACCGGGAAGAAAGCAAGCGTAAAAAGCAAAGTGCTCGACCTGAACGACGCGCCGGGCAACCTCAGTGAATCGTCCGCCTATTCCGCCATTACCCAAAAGCTGAAACCCCGTGAAGTGTCATTACTTCCGGAATCCATGCGTAAGGTGGCGGCTACGGTGGCGGTTCCGCTGGCAATGGCGGCAAGCCCGGCCGCGGCGGGTGAAATCCCGACCCCGAATATCTCCGACGCCTACAACGTGGAGAATATCCGGGAAACGAACAACACGTTCACCACCGACAACAGCCGGAACTATAACAGTAATGGCCGGACGTACCAGATCGGCAAGGTATGCGACGAAGTGGTGATCCACGTCGCCAATACCGACCAGAAAGGTGGTGATACGATACGTCGGGAGATTATGAACATTTTAGAGGAATTGGGAGAAGGGTAGCGTATGGCAACGAAATACACAGTCAAGGAAGTAGCCCAGACGTTCAAACGGGTAAGCCAGTTCAACCTGGGCGATATGCTGCTGAACGTAATTGGTTACAAGGGGCTGCCTTATCCGGGCGGCTTCATCCCCGACGCGCCGGGCAAATATAAGGCGGACGGCTACGAATACCCCGGCGAACAGGCTTCGGAAAAGACCAGTTCCGACTTTGGTTCCACGCTCCGGAAGAAGGACGCGCAGGGACGCTGGTATTTCATGCCGATCGTGCTGGAACACAAAGGGACGGAATACGAGATACCGAACGCCGTCATTTCCATCCGTGGAAAGAAAAGCATCGTGGAAACGGCGATGGTCGGCCGCAAGGGGACAGTCAAGGAACTGATCTCTGTCGATGATTACGAGATACGCATCGCCGGCGTCTGTCTGGACGTGGATTTTCCCGACCAGCAGATTAATGCCCTGAATGAATTGTACAACATCAACGAATCGGTTACGCTCAAATGTGCCCTGACCGATATTTTCCTGGACGAAGAAGACAAGGTCGTGATAAAAAGCATCGACTTTGCCGAAATGAAAGGCTGCGAGACGGCGCAGGTGTTCACGATGGAACTGGTAACGGACCGGAGTTTTGAATTAATACTGGAATGATATGTTTGCGTTATGTTGTGAAATAAAAATCGGTCCGGTCTCCTTTAAGTCGGTACACGACGTGAAGGTGAAACGGAGCCTGTACGACTTGATGGCAACCGCCACGATCAAAGTCCCGGTAACGGCTGTGTTGAAACACGCCGGGGAACCGCCTACGCATATCGAAACCGCCCAGGCTATCAAAGTAGGCGACAAGGTAGAAATCAAGTTGGGGTACGACGGAAGCCTGAACACCGAGTTCATCGGCTACGTGAAACGGCTGAACTACAAAGTCCCCTTGGAAATCGAATGTGAGGACGAATATTACAAGCTGCGTTTCTTGAACTGTGTTTTCTCAAAGAAGGAAACAACGCTCAAAGACTGTTTGAATACCATTTTAACGGGAATCCAGTTGGGCGAGATTGTTGGTTTGACGCTAAAGAACTTCGTCGTCAACAACAAGCCCGGCAGTTGGGTGTTGGGCCTTCTAAAAAAGGAATACGGGCTGGTGGCGTGGTTTGACATAAACGGGAAACTCCATGTCGGCAAGGCGAACGACGTTAAGGGCGAAACGGTGAAATACGTCCTTCGGGAAAACGTGATCAGCGACGATGAACTGAAATACCAGTTGGCCGAGGACGTGAAACTGAAAGTAAAGGCCGTCTGCTATTACAAGGACGGCACGAAAATAGAAGGTGAACTGGGCGAGGACGGCGGCGAAACACGTACCTTTTACTATTACGACGTGAAAGATGCGGCGGAACTGAAAACGCTTGCCCAAGAAGAATTGAAACGGTACTCGTTCGACGGTTACCGGGGCAAGATAACAACCTTCCTGCTTCCCTACGCCTTTCCGGGCATGGTGGCGAGCATCGAGGACAAAGTGTATAACGAGCGGAGCGGCGACTACTTTATCGAAAGCGTGGAAACGTCTTTCGGAACAGGCGGCGGTCGGCGTGTCGTTGAAATCGGGATTAAGGCATGAGCAAGGAAATGGAAGAATTACGCCGGAAGTTTCAGCAGCGGTTCGGCGAGAGTGGCGACCAGGTATTCCAGGGAGTCGTTACCGAAGTAAACGAGGATGAGTTTACCTGTACAGTAAAGCGCGACGACCAGGTGGATTATTTCGATGTGCGCCTTCGCGGTCTGGTGGACGCCGACCTGCAGGGCTTCGCCTTCATCCCCCGGTTGGATAGTACGGTGCTGGTTTGCCGGATCGGGAAAAGCAACGAACTGTTCGTCTGCCAGTTCACCGAGATAGACAAGGTGATATTTACCGATACCGATTTGGAAGTAATCATCGACACCGAAAACATCGACATCAAGAAAGGCGAAAAGATAACCGTCCATGTGGACGCGGAAAAGCTGGAAGTAACAAACGACAAAGTAAAGGCCCTGCATGAAGCGGACGCGCTCACCGTTACCGCTGATTCTACAACGATCAAGGCGTCCACCGGCGGCGTAACCGTTACGCGCGGCGGATCAGGATTGAAAAAGACCTTGGACGATATGCTGACGGCGATACAGGCCCTGACGGTAACAACACCGCACGGCCCGTCAAGCACACCGATTAACTCGGCAAAGTTCGCATCTATACAGGCAGATTTACCTAATTATCTGGAGGGCTGAAAAATGAAAGACTATAAACAATTATCGGACGGTGATCTGGACCTTACAACCGGTGATCTGTTGGTCGCGGAAAGCACCTATCAGCACCAGCGCGATTTGCTGTACAGCGACAAAGGCCATATCCGGCAAAAAGCGGAAGCCGGTGTCGGGGCGGTAAATTACATGATGGATAACGATCCGGAAGGCCTGCTCCGTGCCACACGCAAGGAGTTTACGGCCGACGGCATGAAAGTAACCAGGGTGGCCTTCGCTACCTATTCAAATGACCTGAACGTGGAAGCACGGTATGAAAATGAATGAAACGGACGGCCTTCCGGGAGCTCACTATGTTTTGATAAAAAGGTAGTGAAGGTTCAATCAAAAGGTAGTGAAACTTTCCCTGAAACATAGTGAGCTTTTGGAAGCCATAAAACGAAAGGCACGATATGAAAACGATTGAAGTTGAAAATGATCAGTTGTTGCTGGACATCGCCCTGCAACAATACGGAACGGCGGAAGCCATCGGCGAGATTGTTCGGAACAACCCGGACTTGAAAAACGATCCTTCGGCGGTTGTGGAATCCGGCCGGGAACTTGGTCCGTTCTATCCGGACATCAAATTAGCTTCCGGTTCCACGGTACAGATCGACGATGAAAGCCGCCTGATTAGAAAAACGGTAGTCAAGAAAATAAACCGAAGTATCACCACCTATATGGAAGCAAAATGGCAAGAACGATTGAACAAATAGAACAAAGCATTACGGAAAGGTTGAAGGCGTCCTTTACCCTTTCCACCTCGGCGGCCTCGGAATGGCGGCTTTGGGTACACTGCGTGGCGTATGGCATTTACCTGTTTGAAATCGTGTTGGACACGTTCGAAAAGGAGATGGACGAAGACGCAGAAAAGGAAGTGGCCGGAACCGTTACCTGGTATAACGACAAATGCTATGAGTTCCAGATGGGCCACGAACTGGTATTCGATACCGTAACCGGCCTGCTGGAATACCCGACAGTGGATGAATCCGCCCGCGTGATCAAGATCGCATCGGTGAACGTGGCGGAAGACAACACGATCATGTTCCGTGTCGCCACCGAGGACGAGGACGGGAAGATCGTACCGCTCACAAGTAACCAGCTCCTGAATTTCAAGAACTACATCGACGCAATCAAGTTTGCCGGTACGAAATCCGAAGTTATCTCGACCGACGCCGACGAGGTGCGGTATGATATTAAAATCTATTACAACCCCGCCAATCCAGTGGACAGCGTGCAGGAAGCGGTACTGGCTTCGCTGGAAGAGTTCAAGACGGCGCAGAAGTTCGGCGGCGTGATTTATTCGCACAAGATGCTGGAAGCGGTAACGGCGGTTCCGGGTGTCGTAACGGCGAAAATGGTCGCCCTTTCCCGCAAGGGTACGGAGGACGAGGATTTTATCCCCATCGACACGATGGCGACCCTGCATGCCGGATATTTCAACTATACGGAAGACAGTAAACTGGAAATGGTATCCATCAATGATATTTAGCGTATGAACATCGTTTTGAACTTTAAAGAAATCGTCCGGCAATATGTCGCCCCGCACCGCAGACAGCCGAACCGCCTTGGGTGGCTTTGGGCGTTGGTGGATTTGGAAAGCGTCTGGGACGCCTTTGTTGCCTGGCGCGATTATTACCGATACAAGGTACACGTAACAAGCCAGCATAAATCCCTGGAAGGCCACCTGAACAAGACGTTCGGCGGCGGCATCCTGATCAAGAGCTACGAGGACCAGTTCTTGGCTATCGGGCTGAACTCGGAACCGGCGCACTGGGTATTGTTCGAGCCGATGCAGGAAATCGCCCTGGAAGGTGAAGGCGGTCAAAGTTTCCAGGACGTGGACTTTATCGTCTATGTGCCGGAGGGCGTGGATCTGAACCTGGTCCGGGCGGAAATAGAGAGATACAAAATCGCAGACAGAACCTACAAAATAGTAACGAAGAAATGAAACGACATGTACAGGAACCGGGCGTAAGGAAGTGGTCGGGCAACGATCTGCTGGAGCTTCAGGGCGAAGGGTTGACCATTGCCGACGGCTTCTTTTCGCAATACGGCAATTGCGTGATATGCGGTTGCCAGGTCAAGGCAAACAGCATCGCCGCCGGGCTGGTGAGCATCGGCGGCATGGTGCTTCCGCTCCAGGCGGTGGAAACGGTGGAAGTGTTCCCGGTGTATCTGGTGAAGGGCGAGGAACACGTCCAGCGGGAATACGCCGACGACGTGGTGCGCGACATCGCGGTGAAATATTTCGCCAAGGTGGTACAGGCGAAACCGGAAGACGGGGATTATATCGAGATCCCGGAGACTGGCGCGTCAACCTTTTTCGACAAAATCAACGCGGTATGGCTGACTAATATCTTAAAGCAGTTGGGAGATTTGGAAAAGGCGGACAAAACCCTTTCGGAAGCCATCGAACTGTTGAAGCAGGCCGACACGGAAGCCGGGAAACGTATTACCGCCCTGGAAAAGAAAATGCCGTCCTACCTGGACCATATCCCGACGGTGAATGATGACAGCTACGACATTGGCGTGGAGGTCTGGACTGTGGACGAATACGGGAACAAGACGTTTTGGAAGTGCCACGATAACACGAAAGGCAAAGCGGTATGGAAACGTACCGGCGAGGGTTCGGGCGGTGGCGGTTCCCACAGCGGGGCGGTTTATCTGACCGGGCAGACGAATTTTACAAAAGCAAGTATAATCATTAAAGAAGGGTATTTGAAATGAGCAACGAATCAGGAACAGGCGTTTACGTCTATCAGCAAATTGTAAAAACAACGGCCGAATGGGAAGCGGACAAAACGGTCCCGGTAGAAAATGTTTGGCTGTTTGAACGCCGCGAGGACGGCAAAATTGTAACCAAACTGTCCGACGGCCAGCATTGTTATTCCGACCTTCCGGCTTACGGTTTGTCGGCATGGCAAGCGGCACAAATGGGCGGTTATAAGGGTACAGAAGAGGAGTTTTACGAATCACTCGGCACGTTCGACGAAAAGATAAAGAAAGTGGAAAGCCTTGTGGCGTCCATGTCCGGCAAATATGCTGAAACCCCGACGTTGGATTCCACCCCGACGGAAGACACGTTGACTTATACGCCGGAAGACAGCGAGGAACCGCGTGCTTTCGCCATCGGCCAGCAGTGTCGTGTCTATGAGGCGGAAGAGGAAGATTATGTGTTTTACCAGCTTTACGACATCAAGGAAAGTAAAGCCGACTGGCGTATTGCCGGAAGCGGCGGCACGTCGGCCAATCAGGAAAAGGCGGTCATTACCCTGAACAGTAACCAGGGCTCACCGGATACGGCATTGAACGGGAAAAAGGTAACAGTCAAATATTCCGAACAGGAACAGACGCTGACCTGGCAGGGCGAGGCTTTGGAGGTGAAGATCCCGGTCAATATGACCTATGAAGTAAGTGTCGAGGCCGTGGCCGGTTATACCACACCGGATAAACAGAGCTTTGTCGCCGTCGGTGGAAACGAACGTCAGATCGTATTCAGCTATTCCTGCGAGAAAGTAACGGTGAATGTAGCAACCGATGACAGTGCGGACTGTTCCGGGCGTACCGTTACGGTGAAAAAGATTTCCGGCGGGGATGTGCTGGGCACAGGCAAAGGATCGCAAGTCATTGTGAAAGTACCAACCGGCACGTCCTACACGGTATCGGTGGATAGCTTCGCCGGTTATTTGAAACCTTCCGACCAGTCATTTACGGCGGATCAGACCAGTCGTACCGTTTCTTTTGAGTATGAAAAGATCGTGGACGCGGCCATCGTATTTGACAAATCGAAAAGTGATCCGCAAAATATCACCGGCGAAATCAATAGCGGGGTTTTGAAAACCATCCTGTCGAAGTTCCGCCGCTGCCTTTGCAAGAAAACGAAAGACGGTGAGGTGACAATCTCGTATCTTCGAGATGACAACAGTTATTTCTATGCCAATGGTACAGCTGCCAAGTTGGACGGTACT